ATGCATGACAAGGTTGTCGGCATGTGTGCTGCCTTACATCCAGTTAGCCCGTTGATAGAACCAAAGTGTGGCTGGAGTCTGGGATGGGGCTTCGTAAAACTCAAATACCGCGCTGTCAGGAATTTCACGCAACAAAAAACCCATTTATATAAATGGGTCAGTAAAAACAATGGCTTGCAGCAATTTCAAGTACTTAAAAGGGTGGTAAGGGGTAGTAAGGGTTAGGGAGTGGTAACGGCTGCCGCCATTCTGCCGCCATTCGGCATTGTCGCAAGCGGGTTGAAGCGCAACGCGGTTTCAAGGTGATCAGGCGCCAGATGAGCGTAACGCATTGTCATTTTTATATCGTGATGGCCGAGTATTTTTTGTAATGCCAGTATGTTGCCGCCAGACATCATAAAGTGAGCGGCAAAAGTATGGCGCAGAACGTGAGTCAGCTGACCACGTGGTAGAACGATGGATGTTTTTTCCATGACGGCCAAGAACTGAAAATAACAGTCGTCAAAAAATTTAAATCCCTTTAGCTCCATTATTTCTTCATAAAGTTCTTGGCTAATAGGAATGCTTCTGTTTTTTTTGCCTTTGGTTCGGACAAATGTAATTCGATATTTTGTGACCTGAGAGCGGGTAAGATTAACAGCTTCGCGCCAACGTGCGCCGGTACTAAGGCAGATTTTAACTACTAAAGCAAGCTTAGGGCTTTGGCGGCGGCAGTCATATAGCAGTTCTGCTATTTGCTCGTGCGTTAGCCATGCCATTTCTTTTTCTGCGATCGTGAACTTTCGCATGTTTTCCAGCGGGTTGGGGGCTGTCCACTCTCCTAGCCGGGATAGCTCGCTAAAAACGCTACTTAGGTAGCTTTGTTCAAGATTGATAGTTACAGGACTGGCTCCGTTCATCCATTTTTCACTAAAGTAAATTTCGCCAGTCAGCCTTTTATCTCTGTAGTGAGCAAACATTTTCGAGTTAAATGTAATGGCCTGCGGATTGCCTAAAGCTTCAACCATCAAAAGTAACTTTTCATAAACGCGTTCCCCGGCAGTTAAAGACTTGCCATGAAGCTTATACCAAAGCTCAACAATATCTTTTAACGTCCTTCTATCAACGCTTTCGCCCAGCCAGGGTTTAGTAGACGTTTCGCCCATCGTGTGCCGTTCGAATGCTAATGCCTCGCCTTTGGTTGCAAACTGACGCCTGACCCTTCGGCCATCCCTGCCAGCCGGATAACACTCACAAATCCAACGGCCTGTTTCTAACTTACGAACTGTCATTAATAGCCCTTTCTACTAGCAGGGATTATTTTTGCTGTGTATTTTTGACGCGTCAAAAATGCTTGATCCCTTTATTAAACGTCTGTCATTAGAAGGTAGTAACACTTTGCCACTGGTTTCAAATCATCTATACCGCATTCAAAAGATTGGGGCTTTGTTGGGTGTTTAACGAGTACCTTTCCAACAGGGATTCGGGTCACTTCTTTAATGCTAACTTGCCCTTCAACCTCAATTAACCATGTGCCGTCTGAAATCTCATCTGCGTTTTGCTCGGCTAAATATTGCCTGTCATCATCAACGACTATGATCGGCTTGTTAAGGTGGGAAGGCACCATCGCCTTATCAAGCATGTAGAAGTTTGCATCGTATAAATTTCCATCAACGATTTTTTTCTTCTGGATGGTCATAACATCATTCAGCAGGTTCTCATTTGCTGTGGTTGTCTTTCCATTTGAGAAGTTTTTGTTTCCATAAGGAAACGCTTCGCCCTTTCCAAACGCAAGCCACTCAACAGAAGCCCCTGTTTCAATCGAGCATTGAACTATCCAATCAGCTGGAAATACGTCGCGCATCCACCTGGTGCCCATCGTGCTTGTTGAGACGCCAAGCTGGTCACACAGGGCTTGTCTTGTCTTAAAACCGTATGCCTCAAGTATTCGTGTGATTACCTTTTGACCACCAGTTTTGAAATCCATAAATCCGCCTTTGAGAAAACATTCCGTTGACTCTTCGTATTTGAAGAGATATCTTGCGGGTGAGCATTTCAAAACGGGTGCTCACCACTAAACACCGCTCGACACGGTTTAAAGCTCAAACGAGGAATCTTGCACTATGACTACTCACATTACAATCAGTCTGCCTGTTCCATCTATTTCAAAAGAGAAGTACATGGAGCTTACTGGCCTTTCAGAAGATACCGTTGATTCAATGCTGAAAGATGGTCGTTTGCCTCGCCACCGTCTGCGTAAAGACATGGGGCGCGAGAAGATTATGATCAATATCGCCGCGATGACTGTCACAGCGCTTTCGGATTGCAACATTTCATTCAACTAGTTCGATATTGCAATTTAGGAAGTGGCGAATCATGTACGATTATAAAGTTTCAGTACGTAACTATCTTGATGACGCGTGTCGGGCTTTTGCTTTGACCCATAACCTTACTAACGTGGCAAAAGCGGTTGGTATGCATCCTGCCACGTTGCGCCACAAACTTAACCCGGAACAGCCTCACCAATTATCGCTTTCTGAGCTTATAGCGATCACTGACTACACCGAGGATTCCCGGATTCTTGATGGCCTGCTGCGTCAGATTAATTGTCAGCCATCCGTTCCCATCAATAACGCGACGCCGGGAAACATGCAGCTTTGCGCGCTGACCGCTGCGGCCAGCGTGGGAGCGATAGCCGGTGAGGCTGTATCAACTGAGCACATGAGCGCCGCGCGCCGTAACCACATCCTTGATAAAGCACGCGATGCTATCCGCAGCCTTTCGCTGCTTGCTTACACGGTTGAAAACCGTATCCATTCCGCGCCCGTTCTGGCCGCTGCCGTCGATATCGTGACCGGCAGCGCTACCGGCCTGATGTAAGGGGAACGTTATGCGACCTTTCGTTACTTATCTGACCGAGCAGTCACCCAGCCCGCAGCTGAATGCCTTTAGTCACGGCTGGATTGAGCTGCCGAACGGGCAGCGCTGGAACCCTGCAGCCCGTTACAAATTAACGGGTAAAGGCCTGCGCCTCACACTGTGGCACCGTTTACTGAATATCAAAAGGGGGAAGCGTGGCTGATAACAAAGAATGGCTTGCCCGTATCCGCAAGCAGATTAACCCCAGCCATTCCGCCGCGGCGGATTTCTGGGATTCCTTACAACCTGAATGGCGAGGTGTGGTTCTCCATGCCGCGGCGATTTCCGGCACCTGCGAACTAAAAGCCACCCTGGCGAAATGCAGCTGGAGTGAGCTGTATGCGCGCGTTGGGGTTCGTGGAATGACGCAGATCCGCACCGGCATACAGCTGGCGCGTAACACCTTTGGCGGCTTTGGCTCGCTACGCCGCGACGATTTTGTGCCTCGCACCGCTAACCGTCAGGAAAAGCCGTGTGTACCGGTCAAGAGCGGCCCGGAAATGGTTATTGCGCCGCAGATACTCCAGATACTGGAGCATCGCGCGCAGCTGCATAACAACACAGGAAACTGAGCAATGACGATTATCGCAGTAGAAAAAGAGTGTTTGTTGCACGAAATGGAGGCATGGCGTGTGCCGATGAATTATGTGCATGCCTTTACTGCCAAAAGTACCCAGAAAGGCGGCCTCGTTGGCCTTGACCCATTTTTCTTCAACGACACGGAGCATCTGATCAGCCCTCGCCACTGGCTGGCCATTCAGGCGGCGTTCTGGTGTTGCGCTTACCGTGAGGCAGAAGTGCGGGAAGCGCAGATTGAGGCTCTTGCTGGCGTAAGGGCCATATTTTACACGGCGGGCGCGCTGGGCGTCGGCGAAATAACCGCAATGATCCAGGCGTGGTGGCGCGCGGCTTATCCGGTTCACCTGGTGCCAGCCCCGAACCATTCAGCTGCTGTAACTCCTCCCGTTTTTCATTAATTAACCCGGTAATGCACAGGCCACCCATGACGTGGCCGGGCATTCCTTTGCCTTAAGGAAACCAAAATGAAAATGACTCGTCAGGATTTACCTTTCACTAAGTCAGGCTCTGACCTGCTGGCCATGCTGGCTAAAGCTACACAGGAAGGTAAGGCAGTGGCCGCCGATCTGTGTTCTACCCGTCTGGATAAACTGGCGACTTATGCCGCCAACGAAGGTTTAAGCGCTGCTGAAATTGTGGAGCTTATCCGCGAAGAAGCTGCCGCAATTACGAGCCAGGGCGGTGCATCATGGCAGTAAAAACCAGGCGCATGAAAGTATCCGAGGCGCAAATGACTTTTATGCGCGGCATAGCGGGTGAGAAGGGTGTCTATGTTCCCCGATATCCAACCAGCCGAACAGGCCTTGCTTTAGCCAAAAAAGGGTTAGTTCAATTCCACTGGGGGGCTAATCGCTGGGGTTTAACTTATGAAGGGTTGCAGTTTCTGGGAATTATAGGTGAAGAAGCTGCGAGCGAAGGCGGTGTAGCATGACCAAACCTATTAAAACACCGCTTAAATGGGTGGGCAGCAAAGTGCGCCTTATGCCGCAGCTGCGTTACCACTTGCCGGAAGGAAAACGCCTGGTTGAGCCATTCGCGGGTTCATGCGCCGTCATGATGAATACTGATTATGACGAATACCTGATCGCTGATTTGAACCCGGATTTAGTCAATCTTTATAAGGCGATGGCCTGCCATACCGAAGCGTTTCTAATGGAGCTTGAATCCCTGTTTTCTGCCGGGGCGTTAGGTGAACAGGAGAGCCGCGCGATTTTTTATTATGCCGTTCGGGACGCATTTAATTTGTCCGGAAAAGGGGTTGGAGCTGAAAGTGTTGTAGCCGCTGCCCGTTTCATGTACCTGAACCGCCACGGCTTTAACGGGCTTTGCCGTTACAATCGCCGTGGCCAGTTCAATGTTCCGTTCGGGAAGTACAAG